ACGGCGCTGGGGTTGATCCAGATGAGCGGAGTTCGGAACGTCTTCCAGCCAGCAGCGATGAAGTAAGAGCGTAGCTCAATAAAGCGTTCAATATCGCAGAATACGTAACAGTGTCCTTCTGCCTTCGCAAGGCGGAAGCTACCAACTGCGAGATGCTTCGCGAGGAGAGACCAAGTCTCGTAGGAATCGTCGTAAAAATGACTACCCGCTGCCTTGCCCCCCGAGTCAGCAAACTCGTCCGCACCGATCCCGTAGGGTGGGTCAGTGAGAATAACGTCGAAAGAAGACTCTGGCAGCTCCTGCATAATTTGAATGCAGTCGCCCTGCCGCAAAGTGTGCATCGCAGCCGAGAACGTCGCGCCGACCGCTTGACCGAGGGCAATGTTACGCTGAGTTTCTTCATGACGTTTTAAGAGTTTGAAGGCTTCTGCTCTGGACTTGGCTGGGGCGAGGACGGCGGCAACTTTCTCGTCTTTAAGGGCTTGGCCGAGGATAATGTCTTGTCGGACATTCTCCTGGAAAGAACCTTCACGAGAGCCTGTAGTCTCCTCAGCGATGTCTGCAACGCTTGGAGTTGGTCTACCGTCACGCTGAGCCTGCGCCGCTCGGAGCGCAGCCAGTCTTGCCATTGCGTCAGATCTCTCTTTCCAATCGAGATCCTCCCGGCGGATGTTTTCTTCAAGTTCGATCTCCTCTGCCATTATCGGGTCGATGTCGCCGAGGAAGTTGCAAGGCACGACAGACTCGGGGATCTCGTATTCGCCGTAATGGATTTCAGTTCCGAGGAACCAGAGATGTTCGAGAGCTTTCATACGCCGCTCACCGGCGACCAAGACGTATTCGCCGTCCTCCTTTCGAAGGGTGACTGGATTGATCAGGCCGTTCTCGGAGATTGAGGCGGCTAGTTCTAGGATTTTAGACTGATCCATGTTCCGGCGCTGCCGGTTGGACTTGACGACGATGTCGTCAACTGAGATCATGTGGACCTGCATGCGATACCCCCGCGAGTTGCTCAAAGAAAGGGGGCCTAAGATCGGCCCCCGAATAGTCTACCCTTCTTCGTCGTCTGACTGATTACCGATCGCATCTTCGAGGTTGGAAATCTCCTCCTCGATCTCTTCTGTATCGGTGTCAGGAGGGAGATCCTCAATCTCTCCAGCGAGTTCCCTCACCTTCGCTGCGAGCTGCGTCAACACCAATCGACTCATCTTCTTCTCCCCCGTTTAGGATTAGACCTTCGACACGCTCCCGATCTTGTCCAGAACGTCGCCCTGGTAGGTTTCGTTCTTAATCATGAACCGAGCAGGACGGCCCTGGATCATGGGGATGGAGAACGGCTGGCCGGCGACGTTGAGACCGAGGGCCTCTCGGACCTGACGCAGACCGTTGTTCTTCCCCGGCGACATGTCCAGGCCAGACTGGCCGAAATCCAGTCGGAAGGAGTGGGTCAGAATGACCTTCTCGACTCCGCCCAGAGCCTGCTGGATGGCAGGGGACTGGGAGAGCTCGATCTCTACTGGGATGTCGAGCCAGTGATAGACCTGGCCCATGTTGTCTTCCTTCTGGCCTACAGTCTTGCGATACTTGGGCTCGCCGAACGTCCCCACGAGGACAGAGCCTGCCGGGATCGGCGGGCGGCGAGTGTTCGCCTCCGTCATCGTTGCGCCCAGGAACACTGTAGGGTCAAAACCACTTGATTCGTCAGTCATTGAATTCTCCGGAATATGTGAGAGTTGAGCTTTGCACTTTGCACTTTGCTTTATTGTTAGAGGGTCTCCTTTCTGTCTAAGATTTAACGGTCGGCGAGATGCGACCGCCTCTGGAAATCCACTTGTCAATGATCTGCTTGAAGCCGGGCTGGAGCTTCTGAGCGTAGGTGAGGTTGCGCGTCTTGAGATCAGCCATCGGGTTGGCGGTATCCCAGTACCACTCCGTGCCGGCTCGAACGGTGAGGATGACATCGGAGAACATGCTGGGGAGCTTTGGAGAGAGCTTCTGTCCAGGGGCCGAGGTCATGATCTTGTTTCCGCCAAGGACCTCATCGACCTCCCGCTCGACATGGGCGATCAGAACGAAATGGCACTTGCACCCGTCACAGCAATAGCGGATGAACTTCTCCATCTGTTCCTGGACGATACCGTAGTCGGGCTTCGCACGGACAGGTTTGATGCCGACCTGCATGGCGAAGATGAACGTGCCGAGGCCAGTCGCGCCGTCGATCACAATCGCCCGGTCTGGACCCCAGGAGTCCACCGCGCCGAACTTCTGCCCGGTGCGCTGGTCTTCAAAGTTGTTCATGACCTCTAGCATGCGGGCGAAGGGATTGTTCTGGCCTCGAGTGAAGTCCTGGATTTTACAGAGAGCTTCGTACGTTGAGTTGGCGATGAGGTTTGCAGTCTGGGCCATAGCGGCGAATCCGCCCTTTTGGGCAAGCTGTAGCATGTGCCAGTGGAGATTGGGCGGGATCGGCTTGCCTCGATCTGTGAAGTAACCGGCGAGAGCTTCATTGCCGGTCTCCAGACCGAGGAAGAACACCTCGATGCCGGTCTCGACGAGGGAGCCGATGATATGGGTCTTGCCAGAGCCGCCAGGACCTTCGAGGAGGACATTAACTCCCGCGAGCAGTGAAGGTTCCGATTGGGATGTAGGTTGGACCGGGGTACTTGATATTGCCTGTGCTATTGCCTGTGCTGAATTCATGGGATGATTCCTGTGCTCTGATATGTAGGTCTAATTCACGGGACAGCAGCTCTGCCGGCAAGGCTCGGAGCAGAACCTCGTCGATGTCCGGCTCCCAAGGGATCATAGATCGGTTCGCGAGAAGGGAGCCGGGGATGAGCTGGAGGTGCGGGACGAAGGGCGGGCACTCTTCACAAGGCATCCCGTGCTGGACGTAGTCCCAACGCTGTGGGATGCAGAGCTGAGCCCAAGCTTCACAGCAATGGGGGCAGATGTAGATTCGAGGGAAGATCATCGAGGACCAGCCAGGAGACTGGAGGTCGAGAGGGTACTCGGCGGAGCCGAGGCGGAGGACAGCCTTCATGGCTCTCTTCTTCCCTTTGATGTCATGGTACGCTCGATCTTCTTCTCCTCAGGAGAAGATTCCCTCAGCCAGTAAGGCGGGTCGCACTTGCAGCCGAGCTGGTGCTGGCAGCCTTCCTGGATCTTGCGCGGCTGCCGATAGGCGTTTATGGAGCGTCGGACGATCTTAACTGTGACATCAGCCATGGTCGATGCCCCCGTCGCAGTCGAATGCCGGCAGACTCTCGCCGGTCTTTTCGTCATACTTCACCATCTGGTCAAAGCGCTTCCAGCCCTTAGGGCAGTGGAAGCCCCAGTGGGGCTTGCCGTCTGGGTCGAGGTGCTTCCAGAAAGTGATGAAGAGAGACCAACAAGAGCGCTCTGACTTGCCGTCGAGAGGGAGTACGAGCCGGTGGGGAGTGCCGCGCCGGCGGAAGATGATCGTACCGGGAGGGCACCAGACCTGTTTCTCTATATCCCAGATCTTTCCGTCTACTCGAATAGAGACCCTCCGCACCTCGGCGTAGCCGCCTGAGAGCACGATCGAGAGGTTAGCCCAGGGGTGATCGTGCAGGGCGACTTCGCTGTCAGAGCGGAGGGTCTGATGGAGGTAGATGGAGAAGAGGCGGGAGCGGAAGATGTACCAGCGCAGGAGGTAGCGGCCGTCGGCGCGACCGATGAAGAAATCAGGTGGGCGCTTGGGAGCGAACCAAGGAGATCGAATGGTCTGGGTCTTTCCACAAGTGCAGGGGTCGCGGCCCTGGCGGCAGTTACAGACTTGCATACCAAGTTCCTCTCTGTAGTTTATTCCACTGGAATAGACATGATGATAGACCGTCAGCTATTCCCTTACATTCCCACGACGCCTCGTACTTTATGCAATGCCAGCGGAAGTAAGCAAACCCTTCGCCGTAGGTGTCCTGGTTCATGCCAGCACCTCAATGTCTTCATGCTCGCACTCTATCCAAGCTCGGACCTCGTGGCTGGAGATAGCGGCGATCGGCGTGGAACTGGTCATCACGACGGAGGGGCCGTTAATCTGAACCCGGTTGCAGTACATCCGGCGGGACTTTGGGCTGTCGGGCTGGATTACAATGCAAGGCTCGGTAGTCTTGCGATCCCGGATGTGCTGGTTCATGAAGATGAAGGCCTTCACAGCTTTATCCTCCGAAGAACTCTGAATACAGAATTCTCGAGATTTGAGCGATACCTCAGAATCTCTTTATAGGCTTCATCATGCATATCCCGAAAGGTACTGTCCTTCAGACCGTGGTCTAGTATCTCCACGACTATGAGCTTGGACAGAGTAAGAGCTTGCTCTGTGGTAAGCTTCACAGCTTCGTCTCCTCTCTCGTAACCGGGTCCCAATGCCGGCGCTCGAAGTACTGCTCCAGCCAGGGGCTCTCGTCCTGGGCCTTGCAGACTGTCTTGAA